CCGGAAATGATGGAATTCGATCGGTCCTGCGGGATATCCGTAGAGTACCGGGATGACGGGTGCGTGAAGTTCAACGATCGGTCGGAGCGTGCGAAATACTGTTCAGCGCATGCGTTGGTAGATCGAAACGGTGGGTACAGTGACCCTCAGCCTGGGGGATATGAGAAATATGACCGAGGATACGACTCCGAAGATGCCTCCGGAACTGAGGAGGCTGATGGATGAACTGCCCTTTCCATTTTTGCTGGTGGGGGCTTTTCCGAGCCACGGTGTGGTTCTCAGCAATGTGTCTCTTGAGGATCAGTGGTATTTAGCGAGTGTGCTGGAGGAACATTTCACAAGTGAGGCGTATCCGCCTCATACATTGAATTGAGAGACGAATGTTTGACTGACAGACACTGACATAAGGGACTGACGCAACCACGTCGGTCGCAAGGGGCCACAGTCGACTGATCATCGACGAGACGGCCTTGAATAACGTCGCGGTCTTCAAGGGGCCGGCGCGGTTGCGCTGGTCCCTGTTTTCATTGGAGGCTGCAAAATGGCGTTACAGGACATGTCACCGACTGATGATGCGGTTGAAGAAACTGGCAGTGACGGTGTTGAAACGGATTCGTCTTCGTCTGGTGGCGAATACGACATTCAGGACACGGTCGATGACTTTACCCCGGATGACTCAGATGGGGGCGACGAAACAACTGATATACCGGATGAGGAATCATCCGATGCCAGCACTCCGACAACGGGTGCTGAGACGCCGGCGAAAGCCGACTGGGAGACGTTTTCTCCTGAATTGCTGGATCAGGCTGGTCAGCTTGGATTCAACCTCAACGACTTAAAGACCCTTGGTTCTGAAGATGCGTTGCGTGTTGCGGTCCATAAGCAGATTGGTCTGCTCAACCAGGCGTTGCAGGAACAGCGGCGTCTGGGGCAATCTCCGGAGTCAGGCGATACGCCTGACGATGTGCGGAAGATTCTGGATGACATGGCGGAAGACAACTTCGATCCCAAGCTGATCGAGGCGTTGGAAGCGGTGATTGGTCAGAACCAGGCACTTCAGGAGAATCTGCAGTCCGTGTCGAGTCAGTCTGCGCAACAACGCCAGGCACTTGAGACGCAGCTGCAGCATGTTGTTCAACAGGCCCAGGTGGGCCAGGCGCAGAAGGCTGTTGACTGGTTCGACACGTCGCTGAAGGCACTTCCAGAGAGCTATTCATCGCTACTGGGTGAAGGTCCGTCCGCGAAAATGGATCAGAACACGGTCGAGTACCAGAACCGGGATCGTCTATCCCGGATCGCACTCAACTTTGCTGCGAACTGGCAGAATTTTGGTTTCTCCAGTGACGACGACCCACGGATTGTCGAGTCAGCCGCCGCGGCTGCGTTCGGCGAACACGCAAAAACCGCTGCCCGTAATAACCTCAAATATCAGATGCAGCAGAACGGGCGTCAAATCACGTCCCGTCCTACGCATACGCAAAAAGTGCCGAAGGATCCGCGTGAGCGAGCCGCTCACAACGCGGATCAGCACCGCTTGTTTCAGAGGTGATGACGGTCATCACAGATAAGGAATTGATTCATGGCTACTGCAACTCTTGCTGGCGACATTCAGGATTTCGTCGCCGGTACACTCAAGGATCTTGGTCCGCTGAATTTTCAGCAGATCGCACAGAATCTGCAGGAATATCCGGTTCTCAGCAAGTGGCTGAAGAAGGAAAAGGTGATCATCGAGTCAGGTAACGGCATTCAGAGAAATCTGATGTCGAAGCTGTCGAACCAGGCCAGTCACGTTGGTCTGCTCGATACCGACACGTACGACATTCCGGACCTGATGGTTCAGATGAGTGTGCCTTGGCGGCATGCCCAGTCAAAATGGGGTTTCATCTACCAGAGCGACATTCTGATGAATCGCGGCCGTGCTGCGGTTTTCAATGTTGTTGAACCTCGTCGAGCGGACGCACTGATTTCGCTCGCAGAGGAACTGGAAGCGAAAGCCTGGTCGGCACCGGCCGTTGCAGACACGACTCTTCCGTACGGTGTTCCGTACTGGATCGTGTACAACGCGACGACTGGTTTCAACGGTGGTTTGCCCAGTGATCACACCACGGTCGCTGGCGTGAGTCTGACCGATCACCCGAACTTCAAGAACTACACGGCCCAGTACACGAATGTGTCCAAGGCCGATCTCCTGAAGAAGATGCGGACTGGCATGCGTAAGGTTGGCTGGAAATCTCCGGTCAGCATGCAGGATTACCGCAAGGGCAAGGGCCAGCGGATGCAGCTGTACACCAATGAAGCGACCGTCGCGTCGTTTGAAGACATTGGTGAAGCCCAGAACGAGAACCTCGGTCGTGACCTGGCCCCGGCTCAGGCCGGCAAAGGTAACGATGTCGGCGAAGTCGACATGCAGCTGGTGTTCCGTCGTCACCCGATCATCTGGGTGCCACAGCTGGACGACACGTCGGTGTATACGGGACCGTCGGCCCCGGTTTACTGCATCGACCATTCGGTCTTTTACCCGGTGTGTCTGAAAGGCGATTTCCTCCGCGAATCCGAAGCGAAGGAAGTTCCGAATCAGCACAACCTGTACCGCATCTTTGTGGACCTGTCCTACCAGTACATGTGCATCGACCGTCGTCGGTGTGCGTTGTTCGCAACAGGTGCCTGATACGAGAGTTGAGAGAGACGGGGGCCGGCTACTCTGGCCGGCCCCTGTTTTCCAGACCGGTCTTTGGTGGTCCGGCGAAAAAGACCGTGCGGGAGCGCGGAACCCGGCCCAGAAGGGCAAACCCCACGGCGGGGGTCGTGGAAAAGAAAGATCACTATCATGACTAATCAAATGGGACTGCTGCGGAACCTCGGTGATACGACTCGACTGCCGAGTCGAAATCTGTGGAAGTTATTTCCGTGGGATGACATCGACAATCAACGCTGTGACGGCATTGTCTATTTCAATGACTTCACAGCATCGCCGAACGTGCCGGCTGGCGCAGAAGCGGCGTTTGGTGATTTTCACGGTTTTGCCAGTACCGGTGGGTCCGTTACCAGCGGTGAGGAAGATGGATCAACCCTCGTCTTGTCTTCGGACGGAGACGACGAAGGTGCATCGATCGGTCTGCAGAACCAGGCATTCCGGATCAGTTCCGGCAAGGGCAACGTCATTTTTGAAGCCCGTATCAAAAAATCGGCACTGACCGATTCGAAGATCGGTGTGGTCTGCGGAATGAGCGACGGCACTGCTCTGAGTGCGACGGTCCCGATTGCGGCGGATGGAACGCTGGCAGATCACAACTTTGTCGGATTCCATAACCTGGAAGGTGACGGCGACACATTTGATGCGGTGTACCGCGCCAATGGCGTTGCGAAGGAGGACATTCTGGCAGATGCCGTGACAGTCGTTGCCGACACCTATGTGAAGTTGGGCATGAAGTTCGACACTTCTACCGATGTGTTGACCATGTACAAGGACGGTCAGGCAGTCGCGAGTGCCACAAAGACTGTTCCGAACGCCACAGGAACGGACTTCCCGGCAGATGTCAATCTGGGATTCGTTTTCGGTGTGCTGAACGCTTCGGCATCGACTCCTGGTAGTGCGGAAATCGACTGGGTGCGTATTGGTCAGGAAATCATCTGATCGTCAACTGCACTGTCTCCCGGCCTGGGTACGCCTTCAGAACTGCCTTTTCATTCGAATTACATCTCATCAAGGAGTGAGTCATGGGTAAAGGCAGCAAGGAAAGTCACGCGATGCCGAAAGTGACAAAAGACAGCAGTCAGAAAATGGCACAGAATCTGGCCGATCAGGTCTGCAAGGCGACTGGCGGCAAGACTGGAAACAGTTCAGGCGGCACCAAGAAGACCGGTCGGGGCGGTTACTGAGTCACACCGCGTGGCCGGGACTTGATGATCGCCGGGGTTCACGGTCAGTCTCGGTCTCGGTCGCGTAGCCGCGCCTGGCCCCCTCCACCGGGCGCGGCTTTTTTTTTCAGGGGGAAGCGAGACGAAATTCGCCAGATACATTTTGAATGGAGGCAGCTATGTCGGATCGAAATAGGATTCAGGACAATCGAATGGCGGGAAATGTGCGGCACATGCTGGGCATTGATGGTCTGACCGAAATTCCGCAGTCGTTGATTGATGAGGTTGTGCAGATACAGCATTTGCTAAAGCCTTTCGGGGCAAATCTGGATATTCGAAATCTGGCACAGCTGGTCGTCGGATGGAAACGTAACAACCCAAATCCGTTGATGGCCGATTGGCACGACATGGAGCCGGGTACGCCACTTTCGCTGGTCACGGTCGAAGGTGAAGAAGACGTTGAATTCGTGCGTAAACCGGGTGGGAAGCACATCGACAAAGTCCATGTTCGAACAGCGGACATGGACGAGGGAAAATACAGAGTGGTTGACAAATCAGACCTGCGTCAGCCGGAAATGGTGTAACTGATGGGTGAACCAACACTATCCGTGGACTATCAGATTCTGTGCCGGGAACTGGCTCGCCAGCTGGGCTACGGGTCCACCTATTCGACCGGCACGCTGACGACGTCCGGATCATCTACAACAATAACGCTTGCGAGTGGTGTTTTCCCGTCCTGGGTAGGCACATCGACAACCGGCACATCGGCGATAAACATTGCGGGAACGCTGTATGCGGTCACAGCGAGAACGAACGACACAACGGCGACGATCGACACAGCGGTTAATCTGAGTGGTGCCACGGCATTCGTTCTGGTGCAGGCGCGGACAGATACGCTGACAGATGGATTCCAGGACATTCAGGACTGCATCGACGAGGGATACCGGGAGTTTTGTTCGCCACCGCCAGCCGGCCAGGAACCGTACTACGTCTGGAGTTGGTTGCTGGAACGAACCACTCAGGCACTCTCTGCTGCTGACGAATCATATGATCTGCCTGAAAATTTCGGGCAGTTTCTCGACAATTCAGTGACCTACGCGAAGGGAAGTGATTATGAGAACTTGACATTCATCAGCCAGAAGGAATTCCGTGGAAAACAGGCGAGGGACGATGCGTCTGGTACTCCGGAATACATTTGCTGGCGTCAAAAAACCGGGTTCGACGCATCGATTGGCCGCAGGTTCGAACTGGTTCTGTATCCGACACCAGATGCCACATTGACTATTGCATACCTGTACCGTGTCGTGCCGAACCGATTGAGTCCCACGAATCGATATGCATTGTGCGGTGCATTGCACGGTGACACGTTGATGAAAGCGTGCCAGGCCGCAGCCGAGCGGAAGCTGGACGACGAATCGAGCGTGTATGCGCAGAAGTATCAGGAACGACTTGCAGCCAGTATTTCTGCGGACCAGGCCGTGAAAGCCACAATGGGGATTTGACATGGTCGGACGAGCATATTCACGCAAGAGACCGGATTACGGTTCATACCGCTGGTATCAGAGCCAGCTGGGCCGTCTGGATCCGGAGGTTGGTCCCGATCCGGATACATGGGAATCGGGTGCGACGGAGTTTTATCACGACATAATCAACCGCGGTGCGATGCGGGTTTATTTCCTCGACGATCTGTCGGACGGGTACTCACACAAGTGGAAATTCCTTCGCACGCGGTTCACTCTGCAGACCACCAGTTCGAAAGCGGATTATGCTCTGCCTGACGACTGTGGTGGGATTGTGGGCAATCTGGCTTTCGACAGTTCAGATTCAGGGTACAGCACGGTCTTCAAGTCATCTTCGGAAGAGATTTTGAAGTGGCGTTCGATCAACACAGACGTATCGAGTTATCCAGAGCGATTTGCGGAGGAGTGGACAGATGACGCGGGTCTGAATTCACAGGGCCGGCGACTGATGTTGTGGCCGACCCCGGACGCGAATTACACGCTGAACGGCCTGATGGACGTCACACCGGTCGAAATGAACGAAACGACCCGTCCGTTCGGATATGGTGGTCGCCCGCTCGTAGAGACGCTCCTGTCGTCCATGCTGGCGATTCTGGACCCCAGTGCCGACGGATATTACCGGACCCGGTTGCGGGCCGCAGTACAGCACGACGAAACGCATGCGATTCCAGAGTTCCTCGGCAAAAACCTGAACGGTCGCAAAGGCTGGTTGCGTGCGAGGGACGACGGTGGAAGGTTCACAGAGTTCAATCCGGTCACTTACAGCGGATAGTCACATGGACATTCAAAAGATGATTGAATTGCTGACTGGTGGTGAGGACACCGCACCTGCGGCTCGCCGTACACCCAAAAGAAAAAGCCAAAAGAAGAGAAGGACAAAAGGGAAGCGGAATCGAACAAAAATGACAGGTCCAGCAGAGCCTTTATACGATACGGCTGGAAACGTGATCGGCACCCGTCAGGAAACTTTCACGCCACTGAGTCGGAAGGATCGAAGAAAGCTAAGACGGAACTCTCCGGATACCAGTCAAGAAATTCCGATGGGACTGAGGGTCACGCCTCAGACCATTCCAGATCCGTCTCGAATGTATCAAGGGATGACGCGGACGCCGCAGCGTATTCAGGCACCGGATCCCCCGTTCGAGGGTCCGATAAATCCCAGTCGGTCACAGTTGTTGCTGCAGCAACTCATGTCGGGCGCGAATCAGCCGGCCCAAGCAGGCAATCAGTTTCCCGCACCGGGTGGTGCGAACGCCGAAATGCACAGAAGAAGACGTGTTCCTCAAAGCCTTTCAGAATTGTTGGGTATGTAAGGTTCACAGAGTTCAATCCGGTCACTTACTCAGGGTAGGAGCATAAAAAAATGGCACGTTCACTCGATCTGCATTCAGCGGAAGAAACTATTATCGAAGTCCCAGGTGTGGGAATCCTTCTCGCTTACGGCACGTCCGTGCCTTCAGATGCGGCTGCAGGATACGCCACCGGTTGTCTGTATTTGAAAACTGATGGCGGTGATGCGACATCGGCTTATGTCAACGAAGGCTCCAGCACTTCGGCGAACTTTAATGCCATCACTGTCGCTGCCTGATTCTCATCGTTTAATAGGGTCCAGGTGACTCATGTCAAAAGAAATCACGGTCGCAGGTCGTCTGTCATTCGACGATGGAAAGACTTCCGTCACCTTCAACAAGGGGGTGGCGGAAATCGATTCCACGGGGAAGCAGGTGGTGCATCATGTCCAGTCGATTGGTAATTCTGCCGACGAGGCTCTCGTCATAGGTGATGTGACCACGGGCGGTACGAATCTGGGCTGGGCGATGTTTTACAACCGTGATCCGACGAATTTCGTAGTGATCACTCATGGCGATAATGCTTCCGCGTTTTTGAAACTGAAGGCGGGTGAAGTTGCCGGCCCTATGCGTCTGGGAACAAACACACCGTTTGCCTTGGCAGATACGGCTGCAGTGGAACTCGAATACCTGATTATTGAGGAATAACCGATGGCCTTAGTTCCCGGTTCAACGAGCCGTACATATCACCAGATTCAACACAATCCCGATTCGGACAATACGGCAGCTACAAAAACGATCGCTGCAGATGCGGACCATTCCTGGGTCATTGCTCGTATCCTTTTTTCTTATGACGACGATGGAGCGGGATCACTGACGATCACCGATGGGACCGATACATGGAAATGTTTTGTCACAAAAGGTGGCGCAGGGCCGATTGGTGACGGAGATTCACCTGTTTTCATAGGGGCGAAGGGTGCGGCGGTCACAATTACGTTGGCAGCAGTGACAAGCGTAAAAGGCACGGTCAACATTCTGTACTACTGAGGCAATGACCGATGACACAGTATGCTCGCCCAGATGGCGTGGTCGCAGCTGGTAGCTGGACCGATTCGGATGGTCTTGCGAGTCCGTCGCATCTGAACATGGATGAAACGACGGCGAATACGTCCGATTACAACCGGGCTGAGGACGGTGGTGGTGGTGGCACGGTAGGACCGTTCAAAGTCAGTTTGAGTAATGTGACCGATCCCGTGTCGGCGACAGCACACGTCGTCAAAGTCAACGCGGCAGGCGAAGACATTGCGATGGATGGTACGGTTCCATCGCTCACTTACGCTCTGTACGACACGACGGTCAGCACGAGTACGCCGATCGCAACCAAAACATTTACACCAGCGGATGGTTCATGGGGCGAGAACACGATTTCACTCAATGCAACGCAGGCGAATACGATCCTCGATTACACGGCCCTGCAGCTGTGGTTCACGCTGAACGAGCTTGAAGAGACTGCGGGGGGTTCTTTGGTCAAAGTGACATGGGCGGTTTTCGAATGTGGTGATGCTCCGGTGGCATCGTCTGGAAATGCCTTGTCTGGCTTGTCCGGTTTGTCTGGGATATCAGCGTGAGGGGGGGGGATGGACTGTCCCTATTGTGAGTCAGCTGGTCATCG